CAAAATCTTGAGTTTCTCAAAATCCTGAGGTTATTAGAGGAATGTCCCTAGCTAGCACTTTACCACCTCACGGTGTTAAAGGAACGCAAACCGCTACACCTGTGCGCACTGAAATTATAGTTGGCCCTCAAGCCAAATATAGACTTAGTGTGCGTGGAGATGATATATACCATATACAAGCTTTGAATATTAATTCTTTGCCGAGACCTTCAGAACATTTGGATTTACACCCAGATGCAATGAAGAATTTTCAGAAAGGAGTTAATATTCCTAGCAAGTATACAATAACCTCTATGGACAAACCATTCTTTTCTCTTAATAACGAGATACTTACCTTGTTTAAGGGTAAGTTCTCTAATGATCATAAGAGATTGGCGTCTCTTTGCGATCATATTTGAACTCATAAAGGTTTTAACACCCCTATGAAATTCAAGTTATTAAAAGAATTGAATAGTTTGGCACAGAGGTCCCTTATGGGCGATAAGCTAGATGATCTTAGCTGACCATCTAACTTACCGTGGGTAAAGGTTGCACATGGAGTGAGAGGAATACCAGGGGCCCTATGGAAAGTGATTTCTAAGGGACCTTGTGAGGAAACATGAATTGCACTTAATATAACATGACAAGTAAGGAACTTGACTCAGGTAACCATTCCTGATATGAGTCCCATTACTAATCATGCTGACTCTACTGGATGAGACCATAAATGTGTAAGAGATTACCTCATGCACATCTGGTCCCAGAAAGTAGTATCAGACGCAGACTTCGCTATCTTTAGGGATAACGTAGTCCACGGTCATATTAAATGCGACATGATTTCCTCATCAGGACCTTTTGGGGTCCCGAGTATATTATCAGCACAATATGAGGCTAAGGAACTAAGTGACAATCCTGATTATAAAATCAGAAGCGTTGCTGAGAACCTTAAAGTCATATGGTCCTTTTGAGGATACCCTAGAGCCAACCTGCTTGAACTAAACCCTATGGATATAGGAAAAGACTTACCGAATAGGAATCCGAAGAGACCTTTCGAACTTTTCCGATTTATCCATCTGGCCGATTCCGCAGGGAAACTCAGGACAGTGACCTCATCAGGCTACTGAGTTCAAGTTACCTTGGACTTAGTAGGCCGATACCTGTTCTCTAAGTTAAGACAAATGAAAGAAGATTATACTTTCCGCCAAGAAAGTGTAATTCCCACTCTCACGAGTTGGACGAAACGTGGTTTACACGTCGCTTCTTTTGACTTAACCAGTGCTACGGATAGATTTCCATGATTCATTCTTCGGAATGTACTCATGAATTTCCTTCCGAGGGATCTAGTAGATGCAATAAGTAATATTATTACGTCACAAATACTAGAACCAACCTCACAGCGATACTTCCGATTCAATACTGGTGCTCCAATGGGAATAAAGGCATGTTGACCCCTATTCGCATTAGCTCACCACTTTTGTATCAGAAGTGTCGCCTCCCAATTACATATCAAGAAACCCCAATATGTAATCCTTGGAGATGACGTTTGCTTGGTCGGCAAACGACTCTCTAATGGGTATAAGTGTTTGTTGTCCAAGCTCGGTGTTGACATATCCATTCCAAAGAGTTGAATCTCTTTGAAAGGGGTAAGTCGAGCCGAGTTCGCTAAGAAGATAACTCTTAATGGCGACAATTGGACACCTGTCCCTTTGAAATTACTTTCAAAAGGCAGCGTTACACTTGATTGGATTAACTGTATAAACAGCTTACTCCAATCAAGGTTAAGTAAGGACATTGTTGACATTATAGACCCCCTGCTCCAGAACCGACCAAAGTTCTGGGAAGGGCTGACCTGTTGAGCTATTCAATTTCTAACGAAATTGACTAACTCAGCCTGATCCTTAATTGGATCAAGCAATTGTGAATCCTTGGGCCCGGCCTTTCAGCTGGTAACCTTATGATGAAACACTTACAAGTCAGTGCTTGATATACCGTGTGATTCTGAAATGCAAATAACAGAATTACCGTTATTAGTAAGTCAAGCAAGTGTTGTTCCCTCCTTTGGCAGAGTACCGTTAATTCAGTACAAAACCATTGGGAAAGAGTATTTTAGAGCTTTGCAAGACTCTGGCCTACTCGGGAACAGCATACCATGGTACCGCAAGAACTTAGACCGATACCGAAGTAATAGGTTTAAGTGCTCTCTCCCTAATGTCGGGGAGATTCGGTTTTCGCATATTCTTAATAACTCACCACTTTTCTTATTAGGGAAAGAAGTGTCTGTCCGAAAACAGGCACAACTTGCTCTAACAAGAGAGATGTTGAGGACTCCAGATTTAGCAATAAAGCTGGAGTTAGCAATTGAGAATTACCACTTAGGAAAGGCTACTAATACACATAGAGAATTCTCTAAGTTATTAATAGACCTCCAAAGAGGTAAAACTCAGTTTGCCATTAAGAAGTTATTGGATCCTGTTCTCGTTAAAACAGGTTCTACACCTCTAAGGTTAGTTAGGTTTGGTGACCCAGGTTCGCCTGCTAAAGCAACCCCTACTAACCTGACAGAATCTATATCACCTCCAACCACCGTGGAGTCATACGAAGATGACGACGATGATTGGGAAGTGTTATAAGTTCTGTAGTCTGGATAAAGCTTGCGCTTTAACCAGATTAGAGTATGCATTTTCTAGCCTGGTATATGCTAGATATCCAAGTTTTGTTCCTTTAACCCCAAGATTTAGCGGTCTTTGGGGCGAGCTAGGGATAAACCCTCTCTCGGAAACTTACTCCAGGGAGGCCGTTGGTGTCATTCACTGCTCATAACCGAACTTTACCGTTAGGTAAAGCTAAATTGTAAACAATCAATGACCTCAAGCATCCCGATCCAGGGTTAAGGATCGATCGTACCTCGAGCTGGGCGATACCCATACACACTTCACCCCCACCTAAGTAGGAGGATTCATGTAACGGGTCATTCCCAGTGAACCTACTCAAGATGTAGAAATCTTGTCTAATGAATAAAGCTTCATTAGTTACCGGTTACGTAAGGTACTTGCAAGCTACCAAGCTTAACAAGTAAACTGGTAGTTGCCCCTTCCTGTCACAAATAGGAGCGGGTAACAGGCTAGTTACTTCATATTCTACTATGAAGTAACCCCATACTTTCAGCTCACGCTGGTATGGTGACACGTGATTAAGTATAACGAAC